GAGATCAAAATCTAATGTAGTTGTTTGGAGAGATGTGTCTGTAGGAGGATCTGTTTGTACTAAACAATCTTTCAAATCTCTGAATTTAATTTCAAGGCGTATTTCTTGAAAACACATAGCACATAGAGGTATAGCCAATTCTGGTTTACGATAGAAATAAAAAGGGACATCAATAAATAGTTTTTTGGTTTGTGTAGCAGGTCCTAAGTGACCTAAAATTACACCACTTGAAACAGGTACATCAGAAGTTCTGTCTGGATATTTACCTATCAACTTTTCAAGAGCTTTTTGTTTAGACTGTGTATAATTTTGTTCCGAGTAAATCTGTAAATAATCACTTGGTATATGTTGCACCTTCTCATCGCCTATATACATATCTACATACTCAATCATTGCATGTCCTATAGACTCCACGTAACCAATACGTGTTGAATCGGCTCCAACGATTTTATCCAACTCTATTTCTAAACTAATTGTTTTAACAAGATCACCTTGATCTTTTGGTATAGTTACACTGACGGTTTTTCCAAACTCAACATCATTATCTACATCCAGTTTTACAAATTGTGTAGTATAATTTGTATGTTTTCGAAATAGTTGAACGAAGTACGAGTAATCCGGGTTATCAGTAAAATAGACGTCCTGAACACCCCTCGTTGTAAGCTGAATTCTTCCAGCCATTACTACTATACACCGTTAAAATTTTAAACCCCCGAGGCCGCTCTCGATATGTAAAATATTGAAGTTCACAGCAAATATTTTAAGTACAACTTTATCATCTGTAGGATCTATATCAACAGTCATTCTTTTGTGAATTATTCTACTCATGTTGACATGACCGGACGGGTAATGTGATTCTGGGTTCTGTGCAAAACTGTAGACACCAAACGGTGATCCATCTTCGGGGCAGTTTATATGATAAAGTAATGGTTGTTCATATGTCATAAATAGATGATCACATTCCATGACATTCATATCATTGAAATCCAATTTTACATTTTCAATTCTATAGAATTCCTTTCCCTTCTTTGCTAAAAATAAAAGTTCTTTAACTGGATGCTTAAAATTGATCATAAAGGTTTTCTGAGTTTCACCGGGGTTGAATGTAACATGTGATAATTGTACTTGTGATATGAGATATTGAAGAGGCATGGATTGTAAATAAAATCGTTCATCATCGCTTATAAATACAAATTCTGTATCAAGAGATATATTTAATATTTTCCCTTGTACACCTGAAGATGGAATTGGACCATTTATGATATCGGTGAGATTTTTCAAGTTTATTACTACTTCCATCTGTTGTTTTAAGAGTGCTGATGTGGGTATAGAAAGTGAAGTTGCACGATTAAAATAAAATGGAAGATCGATAAAAAATGTTTGTTCACCTGTGAAATCAAAAATTTTACTACCATGACCATTTAAAAAGTATAACGTTTGCTCTATGTCATCTATAGTATTATGAAGTTGTTGATGCATGTATATATATTCACCCGTAAGACGCTCTATTAACTGACCTCCTATGTATAAATCAGCTGTATCAATAAGATCTGTACAAAACGATGGTTTAAAATTAAGTTTATTTCCATCACCATCTTCGGGTGCAGACAAGGAAAATTTAACAGTCACACTTTTGACCAAGTCACCCTTGTTTTGTGGAATTCTACAGCGTAACTCTTCACCATACCCAACATCACCATCAAATGGTGTTTCAATTTGCTCCAAGGCAAACTTTGTATGTCGTTTGAATGTTGTCAGGAAATAAGAAAAATCTGGATCACCTGTAAGCCATTGATCCTGAACACCTGTCACTGCCAGTTTTACAGCTCCAGACATATCTAATATGTGCGGGTAAAATATTCTCAAATAAAACGGGACACTAAAGTAGATGAATCTTCAGTTGAGGAAATTCAATCCTGCGACTATGACAGACGATCGCGTTTGTGTATTTATAGGAAAGCGTAATACAGGTAAAAGTACTCTGGTAAAGGATATCATGTATCATAAGAAGCACCTTCCTACGGGTATAGTCCTCAGTGGTACAGAAGAAGGTAATCATTTTTATTCCGAATTCATTCCAGACCTCTTCGTTTATGGCGATTATGACAGGGAAGCCATAGAGCGTGTTATGGCCAGGCAGCGGAAGTTGGTGGGTGCAGGTAAAAAAAATTGTGGAACTTTTATGCTTTTAGATGACTGTATGTACGACTCAAAGTTTCTAAAAGATACCTGCATCAGACAATGTTTTATGAATGGTCGTCATTGGAAGATCTTCTTTATGTTGACAATGCAATATGTGATGGACTTACCACCAGCACTACGAGCTAACGTGGATTACGTGTTCATTCTCAGGGAGAACATTATTCAGAATCGGGAGAAGCTTTACAAGTCCTTTTTTGGTATATTTCCAAACTACGATATGTTCTCAAAAGTTATGGATGCCTGCACAGAAAATTATGAATGCTTAGTTCTTGATAACACCGTTAAATCTAACAAAATTCAGGATTGTGTATTTTGGTACAAGGCAACGCTTCGAAAGAATTTTAGAGTCGGTGGTCCAGAATTATGGGCAGCTCACAGAAAAATGTATAACCCCAAATACCTTTCTCAACAAGAGACTGATGCGAAGAAAGCTACAAAGAAAACAGCGTTAACCATTACTAAGAAGAAATAACCAGGCTGCGTCTTTATTTAATAGTAAAAACATAGATCAATACTAAATGACGGACATTCGTACCATGAATTTATCAGACAATTCTGACGGTGGTATGGTTCAGGTTAATTCATCGACGTCTTTTATTACGCATAATAATGAAGAAAAAAATGTCAGTGAAAGTAAAGTTACTATGGACTCTACACCTATTTCCGAATTGATGGGTCAACCAGAACCTATGGAGGCTCAGATGATGGCACCCCCATCCATGCCAACACAGATGCCTTCTCAGATTCCTATGCAGATGCAGATGATGGCTGCTTCTCCCCAACCTGTCATGAACGACACTGCTACAAAGTCTCCCGCGTCTAAAAATCCTTTTAACCTCACTGATCAACAGTTACAGGCTCTTATTGTTTCTGCTTGTACGGCCGCGGCTATTAGCACACCCGTACAAGAGAAGCTCGCTACAATGATTCCTCAGTTTTTGAACGACGCTGGTCGTCGAAGCTTGATTGGCCTTGGTGCCACTGGTCTTGTAGCGGCTGTTCTTTTCCATATTAGCCAGAGCTATGTTCTCCGGGCTTAGGGAACCTGTTCCCAACCCATATTGCTATAGATTGATTTATCTACACCGATAAAATATGTAATTCCCGCCCCAACTATGAACGCGGCTAGAAATAAGAGACTCACTTCCAAGCTCTTCCTTCTTTCCTTCCCATAATCCTTGATCTGCCCCTTTAAAGTTTTAACGAGACGAGACAAACCTTCTACAAGAATGAAGGCGATGATAGTCGATGAGAAGAAGAAACCCTTGTCAACCGCCAACTGGGGAACTTGACCAACAATTAACCTAAGCATGTTTGGTATAACAATTGTCATCAGAGCTAGATTCGCATGATAGTTCCTGGTGTATATAGGAACCATGGTTATCGCATAGACGATAATCCACATGAATACTGCAGTGAAAACTGTCGACAGAGGTGTTTTCATTTGGTGTATACCTAGATTATTTATCCTGGACATGCATACCACAAAAGGGTGTTTCGGTTGGAATTGGTTCGTATATATTTAAACGTACACAATGATCCTTTAGTTTGTTGTAGGTTTCCCAAAACTTTTTAGAGTGATCAAATTCTTTCACTAAAGAATGTGCAAGTTCGTGGATCAAAACATGAAAGATTTCATTCACTTCACCATCTATACATAACCCAATCTCTGTACCTTTATTGAGATTGTACCCAACTGTACCCTTCAATCTATGATGTGCTGTGATAGGTATCGGATGCTTCAATTTTTCAAATTCTGTACCTTCTACACTTTCACGGAATATCTTATACCTCTCCTTGACTAACCTCAACTTCATGGGTTCAATTGTAGTCATGTAGATCGGAAGAG